GTACGCCACGGATAACTGCACGAAACGACACACTTGCTCTTGGTTTTAGTAACGTGGGAAGTCTGCTGGCATACGAGTCAGCAGACTTTTTTATTTAACTAATAACCAAAGCAATGAGTCAGGTATCGCGAGTAATCGTAAAGCTGAAACCCAAAGTAGCATCGCTGGGGTTCAGTAGACTTGAGGTAGAGGGTGCTGCATCTCGTATTGCAAGCAACCTCGCCGAAGATGCTTCCGATGAGGACATTGACGCGGCAATCGACGCGGTTTTGCCCTATCTCGAATTAGCCCAGACCTCGGCCAATCGCATCATCAACAAGGCGAAGGACGGGGATGGCAAAAAATCCAAAGCAACCGGCGAGTCGGACGATGACGACGCCTCCAAAGGCGGCGAGAACGGCAAGAAGGCTCCTGAATCGGCGGGTGCAAATCTCCACAACGTAGACGAACTGAAGAAGGTTCTCGGCGGCATTATGAGCGAGGCACTCTCGCCCATCACCAAGAGACTCGAAGCCATCGAAGGTTGTAAAATCGCAGATACTCGACTCGCGAAGGTTCAGGAAATCGCGAAGAAAGTTGGCGGTCTGTACGAAAAGAACCTCCTCAAGAACTTCGGTCGCATGACCTTCGAGAACGACGATGACTTCCAGTCCTATCTGGACGAAATGAAAGCCGACGTCGAAACCTACGTTCAGGAGAACTCCAACGAAGGACTCGGAAAATCGCCCAAACCGAAGGGAGCGTCCGGCGGTAGCAATGGCACCATCGACCCCGTTCTGCAAGAGCGAATCAACGAGCGCAAGGCCGAAACGGTAGCCCCGGCCATCGCAGGGCTTCCTGAAAACAAGTAGTCAAACATGAAAAACAGATTCCAACACACGCCCCCTGCGAAACCCATGCCCGTCGTGTTCGAGCAGGTTTTCGCAGAGAAGCCCGCGGGAGGCGTCGTACCTGAACCGGCGTATGACCTCATTCCGGGTACTGCGGTAAGTGTCGATGGCAAGCCTATCAAGGCGTATCGACTCGCCAAAGCAGTCGCGGTTGCGGACACTTCTATTCAGATTCAGAAAGGCAGCGGCGTAGAGGTCGGCGACTTCATCGGCCGCGGCAAAAAGGCCGTCGCCTGTACGCAGGTGGACACCTCGAATCCGAACTACGACGTAGTGACCGTAACTCTCGGCGTAGCCATTGACAACGATGTGGTGCTCTATCAGGCCAAAGCTGCAAGTACCGATGCCGCAGAACCGATTCACAAGCCGGTGTACGTTGTCGGTGGCCCCGTCTACGCAGGGATGGGAGACCAAGAGGTTCGCCTCGTAAACGGCGCAAACCTGCGAAAAGAAACCGCGCCTATCTCGGAAGAGGTGGCCGCGATGATGAAATCCATTCAACTCGTGTAAGGTATGGGACAGATGAACAAACCCCTTTTTGAACTCGACCAGCCGGGATTGCAGGCCGAGGTCAATTCGTACAAGCCCGGCAATGGCCTCACATGGCCTACGCTGTTCCCCCTCAAGTATACCCCGAAGTTCGACCTGAAGGGCATTGAAGGGGATGAAGGCATCCCGGTATCGGCCGACCGTGTTGCATTCAACACGAAAGCCCCGCTGAAGAGCCGTAAGACCGTCGGTTCGTGGAGCGGCAAACTCTCGAAGATTTCCATGTCCAAAGAGAAAAACGAGCTGGAAATTAACGAGTACGAAGACCTGCAACGTGTGGCCGCCGCGAACACGGAGGACAAGCAGGCCGCCCGATACCTCGTGGATATGGTCTACGACGACGTGAAAGCCTGCAACGACGGTGCCGACTACAAAATCGAAATCGACGCCTGCCGTATCGGTTCGCGCGGCATCCAGACCTTCACAAAGGAAATCGACGGCGACATGGCCACCGAGAACATCATCGACTTCAACGTGCCGAAGGAAAACTTCGTCGCACCCGCGATTCCGTGGGATAAGCCCGGCGCAGACGGCCTCGGCGATATTGCCAAGTGGCAGAGTAACATTGCTGCACAGGGCAAGAAGAAGCCGATGTATGCTTTCCTTGAGAAGGCAGCCTTCGAGACCCTCCTTTCGCAGGAGAAGACGATGAAGCGTGTAGCCTCCGTGCTGCTCAACGTAACCGGTCTTACGTCAGCAGAGGTGCTGGCTTTGGACAATATCAACTCGTACCAGAGCAAGCACGGCTATCCTCGCATCATCGTTCTCGACACCTACGCGACCATCGAGGACAAGGCAGGCAATCGCACGACCATCAAGCCGTGGAACAAGAACGTCGTAACGCTGTCGCCCGCACCCCAGCTCGGTTGGACGTATTTCAAGACCGTACCGGTCGTGAAGGGAACCGACGCAATTCAGGCGCAGGGCCGATACGCCAAGACCACCGTCTATTCGCAGGTGAATCCGCTCCTCGAAGTGACGATGATTGAGGCATACGTTCAGCCCGCACTCATCAACCGCGCGTCGCTCGTGTTCGCGAACATCGCCAACACCGAGTGGGCCGACGGCAAGGCTACCGACGAAATGTCGGACGAAGACAAGCATGTTCGCGTAGCGTCCGCTTCGGCTCCCGCCGCAGACAACAAGGTGAGCGTCTTCGGCCAGACGTTCGAGAAAGAGACCGTCTTGGCGGCCATGAAGTCGATTGGTGAAACCACCAATCAGAACATCACGGTTGCCAATCTCGAATCGAAAATCGCGGCCCTCGATGAGGACAAGAAGGTAGAACTCAAGCGGGCTCTCGGCATCGAGGCGTAGAGGTATGCAGACCGTATTTGAGGCTTTGGCATCAAGCGTCGGTTATCCCGTTCCGAAGGGTACTATCGAGGCTATCGCAATGAGGCGAGGCATTTACAATTCGTTGCAAGAGGAAATCAATCCTCAAGTAATGAGCGGTAAAGCCTACGCTCTTTGCGAGGCCGACATGATGAAGTATTTGGTAACGGTAGCTAACGTGAGCGAAGGCGATGTGAGTATCAGCATGAGCGATAAGGACATTCTTATCAATACTGCCAATTCCGTCTACTCTGCGTATGGTGAGCCTCTTATCGGTGTACCTCTGCGGCCGACCGTCGAAAACCTTTCAGACGAGTAATGGTAGAGTTTAGACCACATAGTTTGAGGATTCGTAAAGCCTCCGGCTACCGCGACGAGGCGACTGGGGACTGGATTTACGAAGAAGAATCGTGGAGCGAGCCGATTCGGTGTAGGTATGTGCCGAACGGAACCGGCCAGCAGATTCGCAAGGAGGACGGAGAGCTGTACACCTTTTCCTATGTGGTTTATCTCGACCCTGGCGAACGAGAATATCGCCGTGGAGACATGATTCGCCTATACGATGAGGCCGGTCAGAATGTAGCAGAACAGCGGATAGTGCGGCCTCACAAGGGCCAGCTCAACACGAAGCTATGGCTGTGAAACTGAAAACTCCCATCAGCGAAGTTGATAGGCTCATATTCCAGACAAACCAATATGCCGAACGGAAAACGGTTCGGGTGCTCGGTTTTCTCGGAGAAAAGTGCATCATCGAAGCAAGGGATAGGTCTCAACAGGAGAGCTGGTACGACCAAACCGGAAACCTGCGTAGTTCAATAGGCTACGTCATAATGGTAAACGGGAAAATCGTATCAACAAATGGATTCGGGAAGGTAAAGAATGGCTCTAACGGAGTTCTGGAAGGAAAGGCCCTCGCGAGAAAGCTCGCAGGTAACTACAAAACGGGCTATGCCCTTATCGTTGTCGCAGGTATGCACTACGCGGCCTATGTCGAGGCGATGGATAACAAGGTCGTGCTGACGTCGGCAGAACTCCTTGCTCGTCGAGAATTGCCCGGCATGATGCGACAACTTAAAACCCAGATAGCAACGCGATGAAGTCGGTAACTGAAATACAAGACATCCTCTATTCGATTCTCAACGGGTCGGATTTGCACAGAGAGATTCAGTCGCGAGGCGGTGTAATTTACACCGATGAACGGCCGATGAACTCTGGCAAAGAGGACATCACGATTCTCCCTCTTGACGGCCTTGTTGGAGGCGATACGCAAGAGTTGGTACTCAATATCAACATCTACGTCCGTGATACTCCGCGCGACAATCAGATGATTATTGACAAGCCCAGAGTACGGCATTTGTCGCGGCTCGCTATCTCCCTCTTGGAGGAATACGTGGTGAGTGATTATCAGTTTCGCCTCGAAAAACAACCGGTTTTCAAGGTGGATGGTGCTGATGAACATTGCATCAATAGCAGAATTTTATTCACACTCTTAAAGTAAACCAATATGGCTGAAAAAGTTGTTACCGCATGGGGCCGATGCAAAATCACTTCTGGTGACGCAGGAGAGAATGGTGCTCTCGGTCAGTCCCTTAAAGACGTCGGTAAAATCAAGGAGGATTCGACGACGCTCGAACTTGTCAAAGGTAACGTCAATGAGCTGTGGGGAGAAGGGCACGAACTTCTTGACCGCATGGAGCTTGAAGGCTCGTGGTCTCTGAAGTTCACGATTTACAAGGCCAGCCTTGCAAAAATCGCAGAACACTTCGGCCTTCCGGCTCCTCAAAACGACCGGCTGCCGATGACAACGACCATCGTCCAGTCTCCTCGTTCTTTCATCGTTACCCCGTTCCTCGACGGCGCAATCGGCGCAGAACTTCCGAACACCAGCGTATCTCTCACGCCCCGACTCGTAACGAAGGAGGGCTGGACTATCGACGTTGAAGCTACCACGATTGACCCCGATGACGAAGGCGTTGCAACCGCAACTCTTTTCGTACATCACAAGGCACAGGCGGCTTCTGCGAAGGCGGCTCCGGCCAAAGCGTAAGCACGGCCACCACGGGACGGGTAATCTGCCAGCCCGTCCCAATCGCGGATTTAGCTCAACGGTAGAGCGTCGGTCTTCCAGACCGAAGATGGGGGTTCAACTCCTTCAATCCGCTCAATTTTTTGCGATATGGATAGACAGAAAATCATAGAGGCGGCGGTTTCCGATGCGATAATCGGTCGCCCTATTTCTTTCGAGTTGGACAAGAAGAAATACGAGATTCATCCGCCCACTCTCGGCAAGATGCAAATACTCTCGAAACTCTATCTGCAACTCGACATCGACGAGAAGAACCTCGCGAAAGAGCCGCACCTCGAAGCGATGAGGATATGCGAGAGCAAAACAGACATTGTTTGCGAGTTGATGGCCGTCGCAACGCTCAACAGCAAGGATGAACTTTTCAACGATGAATTAGTGAAGGAGCGCGCCGAGTTGTTCAAGTGGAATTGTTATCCGCAAGATTTCGGAACCTGCCTCCTCGCCATACTCGCGCAGGTTGATTATGAAAATTTTATGACCTCTATTCGATTGGCGAAGATATTAAGGCAAAACAAGCCCACCGCAAAAAAGAGGGCGGGTCGAGTAGAGTAATCGGAGGTCGCTCTCTTTGGGGTGGAATGTTGGATGTTGTTTGTGCCAAATACGGCTGGACATTCGACTACGCCTTGTGGGGAATCAGCTACATGAATCTGAATATGATGATTGCCGATTCCATAACGGTTTTAACCTCCTACGGTAAAGACGAAGAGAACAGAGAAATACTGAAGGCGGATGACCCGGCCAATGCCGAGGTCATTTTGGAAATGTTTGGACAGAAGTTATAATGAACGGAATACAAGGAGCGCTCCACTTCGATATAACCGGAGACAACACCAATCTTGAGAAGGCTCTCGCGGCGTCGCGGGCGTCGATTATCTCAAGTGGTGAGACTGCCGACCGCGAAGGCGCACGCATTGAGCAGATGTTCAAGCGTGCGACCTCTGGCGCCCTTGCCTTTTTCTCTGTTGCAAAAGCCACCGATTTTGTCAAGTCGATGGCGACCGTTCATGGCGAGTTTCAGGCCATCGAAATCGCATTGAGCACGATTCTGGGTAGCGAAGAGAAGGCGATGGGCCTTGTCGCTCAACTGAAGGACACCGCGGCCAAAACTCCTTTTGATATGAAGGGGGTGGCAAGCGGCGCAAAGATGCTCCTTGCTTACGGTGAAAGTGCCGATACGGTAAACGATACCCTTATAAAGCTCGGAAATATCGCTGCCGGTCTGTCCCAGCCTCTCGGTGACATTGTGTATCTCTATGGTACTACAATGACGCAAGGTCGCCTCTATACGCAGGACTTGAACCAGTTTGCCGGCCGAGGTGTTCCTATGATTCGTGAGCTTGCAAAAGAGTTCGGCGTTGCCGAAAGCGAGGTCAAAAAACTCGTCGAGGAAGGCAAGGTCGGATTCCCGGAGGTTCAGAGGGTCGTAGAGAACCTGACGAACGAAACCGGCATGTTCTACAACCTCATGGAGCGGCAGAGTGCTGCCGTGACGGGTAAAATTTCCAGACTCGAAGACGCATGGGCATCAGCGCTCGACGAAATGGGTCAGTCGAGCGAAGGATTTTTGTATTCCGGAATCGAAGGGGCTACCTATCTCGTGGAGCACTACGAAACGGTGCTCAAGATTCTCGGCACGCTCATCACCGCATACGGTTCGTACAAGGCCGCGCTTATCGCAATCAATGTTGTCCAGAAAGTGTCGGCCACTATCGAGGCCACTCGTGCGCTGCTTGCGCAGACCCAGATGTTGCGACGGGCTACGCAGGCTCAAATCCTCTTCAATCAGGCGGTGAAGGCAAATCCCTACGTCCTTGCTTTCTCCGCTCTTACGACGCTCGTTAGCGCACTTGTTTTGTTTACGAACAATTCCGACAAGGCTGCAATCGCTCAAGAGAAACTTAATCAAAATATTACTGACGAGAAAAATAAGCTCGATGATTCGTACAAGTCAATCATAAATGCCAAAGAAGGTACAGAGGAACGCAAGAGGGCTATTGATGATTTTAATGCCGAGTACGGAGAGTATTTGTCTAATCTTCTTTCGGAAAAATCGTCCATTGATGAGCTGTCGAGAGCATATAATGAAGCTAAACAGTCTGTTGTTGATTTTGCAATCGCGAAGGCAAAAACCAGCTTCCTCGAAGAACCTATCAACGACCTTTCTAATGCTACAGCAAAATTCTACAAACAACTTGGAGATTGGACTAAAGAGCTTGACGGTCCCGAACAACAAGCTCGGTTTACTGCGTATGTAGACCAGATAATTAACGATATAAAGAACGGAAAGTCGTTTAATATTGAACAAATATACGATGCTTTCCGGGCCGCCCAAGCAAAAGATAGTTATGATGATATTGACGCATGGAAAGAAGCTATGCGTTCTGGGCAAGAGGTATTCGGTGAATCTAATATCGACATTATCGACAGAGTTGGAGGTTGGGATGTAAATGACGTGGATTTTCTCGGAAAATCCATTCAACGACTTCAAGGAGTATTGAACGGCGCAGAGTCGGACTTTGAAAAGTTTAGCTCTGTATATTCCGATATTGTAAATCCTGATAAGACAGAGGCCGGAGCGCTCAAATTTAAGAGTTTTGCAGAACAACTTGAAGCCGCAAAAACTCGCGTCGCCACCCTTAAGGGCGAATTGAAAGACCTGCTCGCTGGAAAAGGCGATGTTTCCAATTTCTCCCAAGCTATTGAGGACAAGCGAAAAGAAATCAGCAAGGCGGAGGATGATTACGACTTGCTTCGCGGAATTGACCCCAAGAAGAAGACCGGTACGACCGCTGCGACGGTCGATTACAAAACCAAGATGGAAAACGAGGCACGAGAAATCGCACGTCTCTATGAGGATTTGGAGCTATCCATCCAGAAATCGCGAATCGACGCGATGGAAGAGGGCCTTCCGAAAATTCTTGCTCAAAACGAGTTCAACCACAAGCAGGAATTGGTCGCCATTGAGCGTCAGAAGGAAGATACCCTGCGCAAACTTCAAGAGCAGGAGAAGACCATCTGGGAGTCGCAGAATCCCGACTGGAAGAAGAAGGGTCTCAAGTTCACGCCCTCGGTTATGGAGCTACCGAAGGACGTGCTCGCCCAATTTGATTCTTTGACAGAGGAGGCCAACAATCGACTTGCTGCTGATAACAAGCGAGTGATGGATGAAATGCTCGATGACTACCGAGCTTACGAAGAAAAGAGAACCAAAATCTCTGAAGATTACGAGAAGAAGCGGAAAGCTCTCTACAAGGAAGATGGTTCGCTTCGTGACGGTGTATCGCAGGGCAATGTGGACGAATTAAATCGTAGCGAGAACGAGGCTTTGAAGGCCGTTGATGATGAGTTCGCCCAGCGAGAGGCTACCTACCAAGTATGGATGGCTGCGATTGCGGATTTGACTCTTAAGCAGTTGAAGGCTGTTCTTGCAGAAGCAGAAAGCGAGCTGGAAAAACTCGAAAAATCTGGCACGGCGGACGGTCAGCAGTTGGCGGTTGCCAGAGCAAAAGTGAATACCGCGCGAAAGAAAGTTTCGACGGCCAGCGCAGATAATGACTTGAATCCGAGCAAGCGAACGCTCAAAGAGTGGGAAGACCTGTACAAAACGCTGAATGAAGTAGAGAAAGAATTTGAGAGCATCGGTGATACCGTTGGTGGCGTCGTTGGCGAAATCATATCCGAATGCGGAAAATTTGCCACCTCCGCTCTTACGATGATAAACGGCATTGTGCAACTGACGCAGATGTCAGCTACGAGTATACAAGGAACCGCCGCGGCTGGCGCGACGGCTATTTCCACTATGGAGAAAGCCTCGGTTATCCTCACTATTATTTCGGCCGCTATGCAGATTGCGATGCAGATTGTAAATCTGTTTAATAATGATGAGGAATACCAGAAGGAAATCGAAAAGTTGCAAGAGCGTATCGACCAGTTGCAATGGGAGTTGGACAACGCAGAAGTAAATCGGCTGCAAAGCAATACTTTCGATATTCTGACGAAGGTCAAACAGGTATATGCCGAGGTTACGGCTGAAGTTCTCAAACTTCACTCCTCCAGCAGTAGGACGTGGGGATGGATGTATCAAATGATAGGACGAGTAACCTATCAAAACGAGATACTTACGAAGTCCGCCGAGAAACTTGCGATTGCCTATGCCAATATTGAATATACGGCCGACAAAGCGCTCGGAGCCGAGAAGTTCTCCAATGCCAAAACGCAGTTGGAGAATATCGCCAAGCAGCAGCTTCTCATTCAAGAGCAGATTCGTAATGAAGATGCGAAAAAGGAAACCGACCACGGCCAGATAGCCGAGTGGGAACGGCAGATTCAGGAACTCGGCGAAGAGGCCAATAAAATCATCAATGAGATTGTCGAGGAGATAATCGGCGGTAGTGCCGCAGACCTCGCGAACGAGCTGGGCGATGCCTTCATCGAGGCGTTCAGAGCAGGAGAGAATGCGGCAGAGGCATGGGGCAAAAAGGTTGATGATATTGTCGCTGACGTCATCAAGCGCATGTTGGTAAGCAAGTACCTCGAAGAACCTCTCGGCGAAATCTTCGACAAGTACAAATCGAAGTGGTATAAGGACGGTGAGTTTGCAGGCATCGACGCCATCATGGAATCCATGGACGGTTTTGCGAACGACCTCAATTCGGTTGGAGATGAGTTTCAGGCAATCTGGGATGCGCTGCCTGATAGCATCAAGAATCTGATAACCGTTACCGACGACGCGGCCAACCGAGAAGCCTCGGAGCGCGGTATCGCTACCGCCAGCCAAGAGAGCGTCGATGAGAATAACGGTCGTCTGACGGTGATTCAGTCCCACACATATACGATGAACGAGAACGTAAAATTACTTGTTCTGTTTAGCGACAAGATGTTGGAGACCACAAATGCAATCCGGGAGAACTCCGAGTTCTGCAAGAAACTCGACAAGCTCGACAAGCTCGACAACATTGACAAGGAGGTTGCGAGATTGCGTGTCAAGTTGGATGAAATATCGGACGATGGATTGAAGGTAAAGTAGTTATGGATAATACGTTGATTCAAAATATACACTCTCAATGGGTGCAGGCCAAGAAGCAGGCCCAAGAAGAGTGTGAAAATCGCTCTCTGTTCAACATGGCGGAGAAGTACCGTGCCTGCTCAATGTTCAAAGGCACGGAAACCGTCGAGGAGGTGCTCGCGCTGTTCACTACTCCGCAAGGAATTGAGTTCTGCACGAAGCACTCCTTCCCTACGATTGAAACGTGTCGCAAATTCAAGAGCGAAACCGCGGAGAGACTCGGAATCTTCGTAGAGTCGGATGCCCACGTCAAGAATCTGCCGATTGTGGTTCTTGTAGGAGAGTGTCATGCGGAACTTGAATACAACGACCCCGACAAAAGACATCAAGTCGTACTTATGCACGGCGCGTCGGCCCACATTAAAGCCTCGAATTGGGCCGTCGTGTTCGTGAACAATACAGGAGGCGGTATTGTGGAAATCGAAGCAGAGGACAACGCGAAAGTATTATGATTGGACGGTTCAACATAGACGGAATTGACGCTTACGAGCGGTTCGGCATTTTCATCGCCGATACCGGTCTCGTTGGGCTGTTGCAATATCCGGCGTTGAAGAAGGTCGATAGCAATGACTGGCCGGAAGAGGACGGTGAGGAGTTCGACCTCTCTGCCCCTGCCCTTGAAACTAAAACGCTCCAAATCAAGTTTGCGTCCCATAAAGCCAATCGGGTCGGAGCCTTCATTGAGAAAATATCCGATAAGAGCTATCACGACTTCGAGGTTCCAGCAATCAAACAGACGTTCCGACTGCGCCTTACCGACCAGCAATCGCTTGTCTTGTATTTGCGAGGGAAAACCTTCACGCTTCAATTTGCCGACGATTTTCCCCTCCGAGGATATACCTACCTCGCACCTCAATCGACAATGAATCGAGTGTGTGGTTACGAGATTGACGGAGTAGATCTCGGTCAATATGGAGTATCTATCCTTGAAGGAAGCCTTGCGGAAATCGAAAAGTCGCCAGCGGTCAAACAGAATCTCTTGCAGAATTTCCAGCGAGAGTATGGCGCAATCTACGACGGAGAGCTCGTTGTGTTCAAGGCCAAAGATGTGAAGCTGAAATGTGCTATGCGGGCTACGTCCGAAGATGAATTTTGGCGAAACTACAAGGCATTACTTTTCGACCTGACTCGCGCCGAAGAGAGGCAGTTATATGTCGATAAAACGGGGTATGAATACCCATGTTATTACAAGAGTTGTGCGTCCAATAAGTTCCTCCCCATGCGTGGGCGGATATGGTGGGTTTTCGACCTGACTCTGGTATTTACTTCATTCAGAGTCATTAACGACGAGTATTTACTTGCATCGGAAGATGGCGAATTGGTTATTTCCGAAGACGGGGAATTCACAATAGATTTAGGAGAGTATGGCTATTAGGAAAAAGAAAATTTCAGAATTTCCGCTGGCAGAAACTCTTATTGGTCTGTTTACTATTGGTGTAAATAGCAAAAATAAGAGCGTCAAGGTCAGTCTTGAATTCCTGAAAACTTCTGCGGACAATGCAGACAAGGCGGCCAAATCAGCAAATAACGCCGCCGCCAAAGCAAATGAAGCTGCTACGTCAGCAAATAACGCCGCCGATTCTGCGAACACGGCCGCTGAAAATGCAGATTCGGCAGCCGATAAAGCGAAGAAGGCAACACAATCTGCCAACGCCGCAGCGGAAAACGCTAATACGAAGGCTGGCGCGGCAGACCGCTCGGCATCTTCTGCCAATCAAGCCGCAGGTTTGGCGAGTTCCCAAGCATCGAACGCAGAGGACAAGGCCAGCAAAGCTGAAAATGCGGCCAACGAAACGGCAAAGACCAATGAGGTAGCCCACGCTACCATCGCTCGGCTCGAAGAGCTTGAAGAGTCCCTTGTGGGCCAATACAAGATGATTCCGACGGCGATGACCCTCACTTATCCGAAGGTCATAACCCTGCGCAATCCTTCGGCTCTCCGAATCGCATACGAATTGTTCCCGACCAACACGGGCCGCAACGTCCTGTTCTTGTCCGACGATAACGCCGTATCGGTGCTCCCGAACGGCAGCATCGTTGTTCGACGAACCGGAATCAGCAAGGTTCACGCGATTCCAACCGAAAACACAGAGATTTACCAGACGGTAGAAATCAAGGTCGTGGAACCCTATATGAGAAAGACCGCGCCATCAGCAATCCGTCTGACCGGCAGCGGAAATATTCGTCTAACATAAACCGATGACAATGAAACAAAAAGGTTACATCAGCGAATTTATCAACGGCTGCCGAATTGTCGCTCACGGCCAAGTGAAAAATCTTGATAAACCCTTCTCGCTTCCTGACGGGATTCCCTTCTCAATTTACGTCAGGCCGAAGGCCCAGACAGAGCAACTCGATATGACGATGAATGTGAAGTGTTGGCAGGAAAAAGTTTTCTCCGACGCACCCTTCACGCTCAACGATTGGAGTCCGCTCGCAGTCGAGGCCATCGGAGCCGACGCCTCCATTTTGGATAGATACGATATTTTCTGGGGAAGTGGGTCAGCAGTTGAGGTATGATAATCTCGGTATTCATCAATCTATCCCGAAGGCTTCGTAGGATTGTCGGCTCATTACGCAAGGTAAAGGGGATGCGGCTCGTGAAGGCCGATTCAATTCGGCTTTCGACGAACAACGAAAAAACAGAAATACGATTCAAATAACAGAAATTATGGCTTTTACACCTGAACAAGAAGCAAGATTGCTTCAAATCATCTCGGCGTTCGACAACGGAAAACGCCTGAACGAATTGCCCAGTGTCAGCACGGCCAATCCGTTCGACCTCATCGTTGAGGTTCTCGACATCGACGGCGAGAGCAAGCAGGCCAAACTTGCTGCCCTTCTGCCGTATCTCGAAGAGCAATGCGCATACGGTATCGAGTGGGACACGGCTGTTTCATCACCCGTCTGCTCGCGCATCGGCAATGTAGCGCACCACAGAAGCCTGCCGGTGCAATCCCTTATGAAAGGCTGCATCTTGAATGACAGCGGCAAGGTCGTCGAGTATCTCACTCCGACGAACTGGAAGGCCCACGCGCGCGACGGCTCCATCGGTCAGGTTATGGTCGAGATTCCAGCCCACTACCGAAAATTCGAGACCGACGGCACAAAGCGTCGTGCAAAAATCAGTCTCTTCCCTATTCCCGGCTACCACTTTGTGCCGAAGGGCTACATGAGCGCATACGAGGCAACCGTACAGCGCAGTACTAATAAGTTGTGCTCGGTCGCCAACATGGATGCGGATTACCGTGGCGGTAACAACAACGCCACATGGGACGGTTCGCATCGCAGCTTGCTCGGCCGCCCCGCATCGGTTATCTCCCGAACCAGTTTCCGCAACTTCGCCCGCAATCGCAAGGCGGGTTCTACGGAATGGAATTGCGCCGATTACAACCTCTACAAGGCGGTAGTATGGCTGTTCTACATCGAGTATGCGAACTTCAACTGCCAGACAGCGTTCAACGCTCAAAAGGACGCCAGCGGATACGCGCAGGGCGGCCTCGGCAATGGTGTTACCACATGGGATTGGACGTCATGGACCAACTTTAATAACAATCATCCATTCGTTCCTTGCGGCCATACCGACGAATTGGGCAACGCTTCTGGCGAGGTTGCCTACCAGATTCTCGGTGAAGATGGAACAACCCTCAAGGAGTTGATGGTACCCCGCTACCGTGGTATCGAAAATCTCTTCGGCCATATCTGGCAATGGACCGACGGAATCAACGTTGAAATCTCGTCTGCGGCTGACGGCGGCACCAGCAAGGTCTATGTGTGTGACAACCAGTCCCAGTACAACGATTCCAACTACAATGGCTATTCCATGCGCGGTCTCGAAGCCCGCACAGAAGGTTACGTGAAGTCCATCATACTTGGCGAGCATGGAGAGATTATGCCGGAATCCGTTGGAGGCGGTAGTACGACCTATTTCACCGACTACCACTATACGAATATCCCGGCCTCTGGTAAGGTTCTGCGTGGTGGCCTGTTCGGCGGCGCGGCGCATTACTCTGCGCTTGCGGGCCTCGCGTGCGCGAGTTCGGCTAACGCCCCCTCGACTGCGTCTGCGATCTTCGGGTCTCGCCTTTGCTTTATCCCCCAGACGGCATAAGCCGTCTGGATTTCGATAAAAGGTTGGTTGCTCTTGTGGTGGCCTGTTCGGCGGCACGGCGAATAACTCTGCGAATGCAGGCCTCGCGTACGCGAATTCGAATAACACCCCCTCGAATGCGAATGCGAACATCAGGTCTCACCTATGATTTTCAAAGGTTAAATAATAAAATTGGAGCGACGACCTTGCCTCTTGGCAAAAGATTACAAACCTCAAAACGGTGCTGGTAGGCGGAAGCCGAAAGCTCCTATTATGAAAAGCAAAGCGTGAAATGAAACGGATTGGAAACTTGTACGAACGAATCATCAGTCTGGATAACCTACGTTTAGCCGACCAAAAGGCACGACGCGGCAAGGGCCAGTCTTATGGCGTGCGTGTGCATGACAAGAACCGTGAAGAGAATATTCTCCGACTTCACGAATTGTTGAAGAGTAAAAATTTCAAGACATCGCAGTACGAAACTTTTACTATCTACGAACCCAAAGAAAGGCTAATCTTCAGATTGCCGTACTATCCCGACAGAATAGTACACCACGCAATTATGAACGTACTTGAGCCAATCTGGGTTTCGGTCTTCACTACGGATTCGTTTTCGTGCATCAAGAAACGAGGTATCAATGGAGCGCAGAAGAAAGTTCTTCATGCCTTGAAGGACGTAGAGAATACGCGCTACTGCCTGAAGATTGACATACGGAAATTCTATCCGAGTATTGACCACGACATACTGAAACAGATAGTTCGTCGAAAAATCAAATGCAAGGACACCTTGTGGCTTCTCGACCAGATTATAGACAGCGCAGAAGGCGTTCCTATTGGCAATTATCTGTCGCAGTATTTCGCCAATCTCTACCTCTCTTATTTCGACCATTGGATTAAGGAGGTCGTCGGAGTAAAATATTACTTCCGATACGCTGACGATATGGTGTTCTTGCATAAGGACAAAGCCTTCCTGCACGGCTTGCTCGTTCAAATCAACGACTACCTGCACCAGTACCTTAATTTGGAATTGAAGAGCAACTATCAGGTTTTTCCAGTCGATGCGCGTGGTATTGATTACGTCGGCTTCGTCTTTCGGCACAGCCACACTCGGCTTAGCAAGAGCATCAAGAAGAACTTCTGCCGCGCTGCGGCCAAGCTGAACAAGCGTAGCAACATTTCCGAGAAGGAATACATGATGGGCTTGTGTAGTTGGCTCGGCTGGGTAAAACACAGTAATTCACAACATTTATTAAAAACCATCGCAAACGAAAAGTATTATGGCAGTTTACGACGCAAAACCCTCGGTATTCGAGGCAAATAACAACGGGTCATACACCTATCGGTGGAACATTCAGCAGGTTGAAATTCCTGCGGAGTCAGACGGTTCGCACGAGCGTTCGGCCTCGGTCAAGTGGGAGTGCGAAGAGGTTATCGTGTGGAGTACGGTCACACGCAACAAGATCACGGAGGCGGTTGTGACGAAGCTCTGGGACGGTGATTTCGAGAAGAAACTCATCAACGACTACAACGCCGCCAAAGAAGGCGTTTTCGGCGACATTGCCGGAGAAGAAGCCCAGAAGTATATCGCGGCCTACAAAAACTTCCTGATGCAGCGTAAGGCGGTCAAGGCGCAGGTAGATTCCGACTGCGACACCCTCAAAATTATGTAAGGCTATGGCACGATTCAGCGATTTAGGTATTGCGCCGGTCGAAGACAAAAAGATTTTCGACTGCAATCAGGTGTCTATCTCCGAGATTCTCAACTGCGAAATCGAGGTGCTCGATTTTATCGCAAACGTGAAGACGCAACATGGAGGAGATAGATACCTTGTGAAGTTCCAGCATGATGGCAAAGAAGGCAAGTTTTTCACGAACTCGTCAGCCATCAAGAGTGCGCTTGACCAGATTCCGAAGAACAAGTTTCCTTTCACGACCATCATCAAGTGTACAAAGATGGGCAACGGTAAATTGTATCAATTCACCTAATTATGGTTATTCATTTCGGCAATACAGAGCTTGAGGTCAAGGCGGAAGATAACAGCTACCGCCTGCGGGCCGTGAAGGGCGTGGATAAACTCGTGCTCTACTACTCTCTTACGCATCATGTTGAGATTCCTCTCGGCGCGTGGGTAGAGTATGAAGGGCAGGTATTTACTCTCCTCAAGGCCAGCAACTTTACGAAGAACTCTACTCGTAATTTTTCGTATACCCTAACGCTGGAATACGACTGGGCGCGGTCCGGACTCTACAAGTGCAAGAATCCGGTGGATGGACGTCTGAAGTTCGCCTATACCGCGAAACCGCACGAGTTCATCCAACTCCTCGTAGATAATATGAACCTGCGAGAGTCGGGCTGGACGGTCGGCGAGTGCATCGAAGCCGCCGAGCAGGTTGTATCCTTCAACCACGTCTATTGCAGCGACGCTCTGAATATGATTGCCGATGCTTTCGAGACGGAGTGGGAGGTTATCGGAAAGACTATCAATTTGCGAAAGGTTGAGTATTTCAAAGATAACCCCCTGCCCCTGTCTTATGGTCGCGGAAACGGATTCAAAACGGAAATATCACGCTCGAATCAGAGCGGTCAGCAAGCCGTTGAGATTCTATACGTTCAGGGCGGCACGGACAATATCGACCCCAGCAAGTACGGAAATAGCGAGCTGTTGCTCCCCAAGAATCAGGAACTTGTGTATGAGGGTTGCAATTACATTTCGAGTGCTGACGGTCTGTATATCAGGCGAAAAGATAAAGAATTGGTGAGCAGGTGCGAGGATAGCCTCGATTGCAGCGCCATATCCCCGAAGCGCGTCGGCTCTGTGTCATCCGTTGTGGTCGTAGATGCCAACAGGCATTTCTACGATTTTATTGACACGTCGATACCTAACGAGTTAGATTTTGCCGATTGTTTGATAGCCGGAGAGACAATGACCGTCATTTTTCAGACCGGAATGCTTGCGGGTAAAGAGCTGGAGGTGAAGTACAAGCACAATGAGCGACGTTTCGAAATCGTGCCGCAGGACATTGACGGTCAAACAATGCCGAATGATATTTTCAAGCCAGTCATCGGTGACAAATACGCCGTATTCCATATCGCGCTTCCGAACGCCTACGTGTGCAATAACTCGGACAAGTCCGGTGCATCATGGGATATGTTTCGCGATGCGGCGAGGTATCTCTATGAACATGAAGGCAATTTGTTCACCTTCAAAGGTGTGCTCGACGGAATTTGGGCAAAGAAAGATTGGCTGAATATCGGTGGCCGAATCCGAATCGGCGCATACGTCATGTTTAGCGACGAGCAGTTCAACCCGGAAGGCTCTCTCATCCGAATTGTCAGCGTCAAGGACTACTGCAACAATCCGCACTCCCCAATCATCGAATTGTCGAACGCGCCGGTCACGTCATCTTTCCAAAATGCGATGAATAAGGTCGTCGAAAGCGAAGTCGTCATTGATAACAAGCATCGGGACGCGATTCAGTTCACCAAGCGAAGGTATCGCGATTCGCAGGAGACCATCGAAATGCTCCGTGAAGCAATGCTCGATAACTTCACGGAGTCCATCAGCCCGATTGCGGTTCAGACGATGGCGATGTTGATTGGAGACAAAAGCCTGCAATTCGAGTTCGTTAGAGGCATTGCAGACCGAACCCCGGTATCTCACAATGTTTCATATAACCAAACAACAAAAGTGCTGTCGGTCCCCTTCGGAGTCATTCAGCATTACACGCTTGGTATTGACACTATTTCGTCGAGTCACGATTCCGATGAGTATATGTGGTGGTTGCTTCCGAATTTCAACACGCCACCGCTTACGGACGGCGACAAGAAGTTCTATTTGTATGCCAAAGTGAGTACGACGAATCAGACCGGCCAGTTCTACATCAGCGAAAAAGCTATTGCTATTGAAGAAGTTCCCGGCTATTATCATTTGTTAATGGGAGTGCTCAATAGCGAATTTAACGGAGAGCGTAGCTACGTGTCTTTGTATGGGTTTTCGGAGGTGCTGCCGGGGCAAGTAATTACCAATCGAGTTGCATCTGCCAACGGGAAAAATTTCATGGACTTCCTTAATAATGCGTTTCGCATCGGCAACGACAAAACCTATATTGACTGGAACGCATCGGTCGCCAATGTTCTGTCGATGAAAAATGCGACGGTGCAAATCGCAAATTCCGCGGGACAAACGATGATTTATTTCAGCGGCGTAGATGGCTCTGGACAGCTTGCAAAAGGCAATATCACATGGGATAAGTACGGCAATTTGAAAGCCCACAGCGGCACCTTCGAGAATGTTATCATCAAAGGGGCTATCCGTACCCCTTTTCAGGATGGATATTTCCGGTTGGACGGAGAAGGCGAAGGAATAACGGTCTCGACATTGGGACTCCAAAACAATAACTGCGTCGTTATACCGGGTGAAGCAAGAGGAGTGTATACGGCATTCACAATGCCCTTTGCGGCTGAATATAACGGTTTTCGGGCCTGCATACTCAATACTAAATGGGGTAATCAAAATGCGGTTGGGCAAATATCGGCATCAGCTCCATCCGGATATTATTTCCATGAAGACGGAGAGCGTTTGTCTGACCTGACAATCAATCCCAATGAAGGTGTCGATATTATCGGTGTTGGCGAGGGCAATTCATTCAAAGGGTGGCTCGTGCTCAACAGATTCCGATACGGCGTCGCTAATTCAGGGGAAGGATTTCCGCTGAAAGCCGTCTTTGCGGGTAAGGTTGAATTTTCTGGTGGCAAGCCGCACCTTGTCAAGGAGAAGCGATACAACCAATATTGGTATGGAGCAGAGAATAGTGGATGCCAGTTGTCGTACATGTTCAATTCGCCGCATTATTGCACTATCAGATTCCCTACCGGTACATTCTCATCCGCAGACAATTATACGGTGCTGTTAAGTGGAGAACTTTTGCGTAGCGATAACGGCCCCGGTGTCTACGCATCCGTTATCAAGCGTACCGCGGATTCATTCACGGTATATACTGGCGATTATGCAGGTTGGGATGACGGTAATTTCACCTTTATCGTGATAGCTACGCATCTTTGGGATTGATTGTTTTACTTTTAATTGTCAGAATTTATGTTTGATGTACTTACCGAAATGCTCGGTGTTGAGGCTATGGTGCTTCGCCGAGCGGCCCTGCTTGAAATAATCATCTGGCTTCTCATGCTCGTTGCCGTTATGATTGATATGCGTACCGGCATCCGCAAAGCGCGAGCGATGAATCTGCCAATTGATTCTCATGGATTGCGAAGAACTTTCACCAAGTTCGGAGACTACGGAAAGGTTACAGGCCTTTTCATGTGTATCGACGTAATTGCGCTTTTGTTTGGCATCTGGGCGATGCCTTACGCATCGGCAGCTTCGGCAATTATCGCAATCGCAATCGAAGGATGGAGTGTTCGAGAAAATCTACGAGCGGCGCACTCTTCGGCGGCAAAAGTCGCGGACATTATAACCGAGATTGCGCGGACGCATGACCCCAAAGAAGTTCTCGACCTTATACGTCTCCTCGACGAAACGCGAGCAATTCACAACAAGAATAAAACTCCAGAAAAACTCTAACAACATGGCAAATTCTAAACTACTCCAACCCTTCATTCTTCGCTGGGAAGGCGGGTTTGTAAACGACCCGCTCGACCGCGGCGGGGCAACCAACAAAGGAATCACCATCAGCACCTTCAGGCAATTCTACGGCAAAGATGCCACGGTTGAACAACTCAAGTCGATTACCAACGAACAATGGCTCACAATCTTCAAAGCCGGCTACTGGAATCCGTGGTGTGCAGACGAGATTGCAAACCAATCCATCGCGAATATCGTCGTCGATTGGGCATGGGCGTCTGGTACAAAAACGTCCATCAAGCAGGTGCAACGCATCCTCAACGTCTCCATAGATGGTATCGTAGGGCCAAAGACACTCGCAGCTATCAACTCGGCAAATCCGCGTGAGCTGTTTAACCAGATACACGCCGCGCGGATTGCATTTGTCGATGACATTGTACGCAGGAATCCCAGCCAGTCCCGATTCATACGAGGCTGGAAGAACCGAATCAATAACATCCAATTTTCAGCGTGATGAAAAATCTACTGCTCTTTCTCATTCTGGCCGTGGCCTCGGCTTGCTGTCCGTGCCGGCACCTTTCAACCTCGACCGCCGACAGCATCCGGGTTGAAACCATCGTTCGATACGAACGTGTACTCGATACGGTCTATATAGACGTTCCCGTGGAAATCGTGCGTGAGACCGTTCGCGATACAATTAGCCATCTGGAGACCTCTTTCGCCGCCTCGGACGCCCGAATCAATCCCGACGGGTCATTGTTCCACTCGCTTGCTAATAAGCCGCAGAAACGGCCAGAGCCTATCGAAAAAGACGTGATATATCGGGATAGCATCATTTACAGAGACCGGGTGAACACCGAGATAGTTGAAGTCGAACGAAAGCTGACATGGTGGCAGCAAACCAAGATGCGCGGCTTCTGGTTGCTTCTGGTGGTCGTGGTTTTTATATTCAGGAAAAACCTCGCAACGCTGGCCCGTAGGTTTATTTAGGTGCCCGATGGCATTTCCGGGCCATTTATTGCAGAAATTTTGAAATAATAACTATCTTTGGCATAAATATTCGTAACATAGCGTTTGCTATTGTTTGAGGTCAAGGAAATCGCCAATTTCAAAAGAAATCTCAAAGACAATAGTGAAACGCCTGCGTTCTGCGTGGGCGTTTCCTTGTTGAGATTTCGGGCGTTTGGCGATGCCTCTTGACCAACAAGGGATGCCCGCGCTTTTTTGTGTGCATTCTTGCGAAAATGGCCTGATAAACCAAGAATAGCAAGATATGAAAAAAAATTTACTTTGTTTAAGTATTCTGTTTTTGTGTGCATTGAACGTGTTTGCTCAAGACAGAACAGACAGCACTCCGGCATCTTTGTCCTATAAAAGCAAAGAGATAAAATCAGCATTATATTGGCATCAAAATAGTAGAACTGGGCAATGGGAAAGTAGGAAAAATACAACCCTTATTTATTTAGGAGAGGGTGTTACGATTGATAATTTTAACAGTCTATTTTTGGGGGAATATTCAGGCCGGAGATACCTGTTTTTGGATTTCAAAGAGTATAGTTGGCGTTACCCGGCCCTGAAATCAGAATGGATTTTTTCCCGAACAATGATGGCGGGGCTCGTATCTGAAAATGATTACGACCGCATGGATAATATTGAGGCTGGTGAAGTAGTAGTCATCACTCCTCGATTTTACCACAAGATGTTCAAAGGACATGCCGAATATTCGTTTCCGTTTTTCCTGTCTTTGGGTGAAACTCTTTGTTCATCTGCTGAAACAATGTATAAATCCAACGCAAGAACCAATGGAACCGACTATGCAGAACGCTATTGGCAATCAGAATACCCGCTGATTTATTTTATCATATTTAAACGTGTCGTAAGTACTTCTGGACGAGATATTGTTCGCTTCATGGTGTATCCACATGCTCTCCCGGAACTTATTGATGATTTCTATTTTGAAATTGATTATTCTACCTATCGCAATCTGTTTACTTGCGATAAAAAGACGAGTTATAAATAATGCAACGAACCTTTGAAAATCGTTCGCAGAGCGGTCTCCGGTGTCGGTCGGGGGCCGCTCGAATTTTGGGAATGGCGGCGTTTGGTTCTGCAATAGGTTCAGCAAAAAGAAAAGAGGACTGATTTTCAGTCCTCTTTGTACCCGGAGCCGGGGTCGAACCGGCACGACATTGCTGTCATTGGTGTTTGAGACCAACGCGTCTACCGATTCCGCCAT